CAAACTACTAACGTTATTGATTTCTTCGATAACATTAGATCATCTTCATATGTCGTATTCGACAGTGGATACAAATATACTTACGACAGATACAGTGATGTATATAGATTTGTACCATTAAACGGAGATACTGCTGGTTTGGCTGCTAGAACTGATTTAGTTGCTGACGCTTGGTATTCACCAGCTGGCTTTAATAGAGGTATTATTAGAGGCGCTGTGAAACTTGCTTACAACCCAACAAAATCACAAAGAGATCAATTATATCCAAAAAGAATCAATCCAGTGACAACATTTCCTGGACAAGGTACTATCTTATTTGGAGATAAAACTGGTCTTTCTTCACCAAGTGCTTTTGATAGAATCAACGTAAGAAGATTGTTTATCGTATTAGAAAAGGCGATTGCAACTGCTTCTAAATTCCAACTCTTTGAGTTCAATGATGAATTTACAAGAGCTAACTTTAGAAACATTGTAGAACCTTTCCTAAGAGAAGTACAAGGTCGAAGAGGTATCACAGACTTTTTAGTAGTATGTGATGAAACTAACAACACAGGCGAAGTAATTGACCGTAATGAGTTTATAGCAGAAATCTTTATCAAACCTGCTAGAAGTATTAACTTTATTACACTTCAATTTATCGCTACAAGAACAGGCGTGGCTTTTGAAGAAGTCGCTGGCGCTTAATAGTAGAGAAGGAGAAATAAAAAATGGCAAATATAAATGACTTCAAAGCTAAACTTGCTGGCGGTGGCGTAAGAGCCAATCAGTTTAAGGTAACAATGCCTTTTCCTGGTTATGCCCAAGTTGGTGGCGAAACGGAAGAACTAGCTTTCTTATGTACAGCAACTAATGTACCTGCTTTTGCGGTAGGTGATGTAACTGTTAACTTTAGAGGAAGACCTATTTACATCGCTGGAGATAGAACGTTTGAACCGTGGACTATGACTGTACTAAATGATACAAATATGAAGTTGAGAAATGCCTTTGAAAGATGGCAGAATGGTATCAACAATATGTCTGATAATGAAGGATTAACAAATCCTGCTGATTATCAAACAGACGCATTTGTAGATCAATTAGACAGAAACGGTAATACAATCAAATCTTACACTTTAAGAGGTTGTTTTCCAACAAATATAGGCGGTGTATCGTTGACCTATGAACCTCAATCTGCTGTAATGAGTTTTGAGGTGTCATTGAGATTCCAATTTATGGAGTCCAATACTACTACTTAATATCTCGTATAAGTATTAAGTACAGGAGAATATTATTATGGCTGAATTATTTGGATTTAGTATTACAAGAGCAAAGAAGCAACAAGATCCAAAACAAAGCTTTACGACCAAGCAAGCGGATGACGGTACCCAAACCGTCGCCGCTGGCGGGTATTTTGGTCAGTACCTTGATATGGAAGGTACTGCTAAAACTGAAGCGGACCTTATTAGACGATATAGAGAAATTTCCATACATCCAGAATGTGATATGGCAATCGAAGATATTGTTAATGAGGCAATTGTTGCTAATGAAATGAAAGACGCCGTAAGAGTAAACGTAGAAAATTTACCTTATGGAAAAGAAGTAAGAAGAAAAATAGAAGACGAATTTAAACACGTATTAAGACTGTTAAGTTTTAGTACAAAAGGACACGACATCTTTAGAAGATGGTATGTTGACGGTAGAGTTTTTTATCATAAGATTATAGATAGAAATAGTCCTAAAAAGGGTATCACTGAATTAAAATATATTGACCCTCGTAAAATCAAAAAGATAAGAGAAATCAGAAAGATAAGACCAGACGGTCCTACACCTAACGGACTTTCTGTTGTTGATGAATATGTAGAATATTTTTTATTTAATGAAAAAGGTGTTGTAGGAACAACTTCAGGTATGGGTATTAAAATCGCACCTGATACAATCGCATTTTGTCCTAGTGGTTTAATAGATCAAAATAAAAATATGGTCTTGTCTTATTTACATAAGGCAATTAAACCTGTCAATCAGTTAAGAATGATTGAAGATGCTACAGTAATTTACAGAATTGCTAGAGCACCCGAAAGAAGAATATTTAAAATTGATGTAGGTAATTTGCCTAAAGCAAAAGCTGAACAGTATTTAAGAGATGTGATGGCAAGATATAGAAACAAACTTGTCTATGACGCTTCAACTGGTGAAGTAAGAGATGATAGAAACTATATGTCAATGTTGGAAGACTTCTGGTTACCAAGTAGAGAAGGTGGAAGAGGTACTGATATTTCTACATTACCTGGCGGTCAAAATTTAGGTGAAATATCTGACATAGAGTATTTTCAAAAGAAATTATATAGATCATTAAACGTACCTGTAAGTCGTTTAGAATCATCATCTGGATTTAATTTAGGTCGATCAACTGAAATTACAAGAGATGAATTAAAGTTTACTAAATTTGTTCAAAGATTAAGAAAGAAATTTACAGAACTATTTAATGATATATTAAGAACACAATTAGTTTTAAAAGGCATTATCGCTGAAGAAGATTGGGTACAAATAAGTCAATCAATTAACTATGACTTTTTACAAGACGGTCATTTTGCTGAATTAAAACAAACAGAAATGTTAAGAGAAAGATTGGCACTTGCCAATGAAATGAGAGATTATGTTGGTAAATATTATTCTGTTGAATATGTTAGAAAACAAGTATTAAAACAAAATCAAAGAGATATTGACGACATTGATAAACAAATCAAAAAAGAAATTGATGACGGAATTATTGCTGCTCCAACGGCACAAAGTTCTGATATTGATAATTTATAAGGAGTAAAAAATGAGTGAAGAAGTAAAAAACTTTATAGACGCTTTAGCAAGTAGTAAAAATGATGATGCCGGAGAAGCATTTAAAGACGCATTAAAAGTTAAAGTAGGTGACGCATTAGATAATCATAGAAAAGAACTCGCAGGTAATTTATTTAATGGACAAGTTGAAGTGCCAACTGAAGCACAACCTTTTAGTGACCCTAAACCAGAAATTGCTGATGCTGGTACTTTTAACCAAGATGGCACAGTTGCTGATCCCCAAAATGATGGTCAAGCAGAACTGGATTTATCACAAGATAATAACGAAGATGAAAGTCAGTAATTTAATAAAAGAAAATAAATTAATAGACTCAAAGACTTATAACAGTCTTTCGCCTTTAATAAAAGAGGCAGTGAAAGATATGTTTAAGATAATTGAAAATAAAGGTAACTTAATATTGAATGTAGAAAATGCTGTTGAAAAAGTTGCCAAATTTCATAACATAAACAAACAAGAACTATATCAGTATATTGAAAAAGAAACAAACGAACAACTAGGAGTGTAAAGAAACTATGGCTATTACAACAAAAGTATTATCAGATACAAAGACACACGCCAAAGTATTGCTCACTTTTGATAATGATTCTGCTACTACAGCTGCTGCTGTTGACGCAAGTGCTTTAAGTGGACACGCAAATGGCGCTAAATTACACATAACTCATATTAACTATGGAATGACGGGTAGATTGAAATTAGAATTTAAAGGTGCTTCAGCAGATGTTGAAGCAATTAATTTATCAGGAGCTGGAATTTATTACGGCGCTGTAATTAAAAATACAGCTACAAATACCACAGCCACAGGCGGTGATATTGAAGGAATAACTGTTTCTGCTTCTGGATATGCTTTATTAACATTACAAAAAATTGGTATGGGTGAAAACAGTTAATGACAATTTCTACTACTACACTTGTTGATGATAATTTTAAAACAATTATAACAGCAACAGGTGTAGGTAGTGAAACTGAACAATTAATTGTAGATACGTCAGAATTATTAAATGCTTCTAGTGAACCTAAAGTTTCTATTGCTAATATTCAATATGAAATATTAGGAACAGGTAATGTTACTTTGTTTTATCAAAATGACACTACAAAACAAGTAGTTATAAGTGGTAGAGGAAATTACGGTTTAAAACCAGGAGAAATAAAAATTAAAGATACAATAGGTGATGTTTTACTTTCAAGTGATAGTAATGTATCATCTTATAATCTTGTGTTAGAAACACATAAAGAGGCAGGATTTAACTAATGGCAGATACAGTAACAACACAAACAATCGCTGACACATCTGGTGTTAAGTTTGTAACTAAACTAACAAACTTTTCAGATGGTACAGGTGAAACTTTAGTCAGAAAAGTTGACGCTTCAGAACTTACTTTTATGACTGAAGATGGAAACAGAAAGATTAGTAAAATTTGGTATTCAATTAATACAGCAAATAATAAATCAGGTGTAGAAATCATATGGGACGGTGCTACAAACGCCACTGCTTTATTCTTATCTGGTAACGGTTATTGGGATTTAAGACCTGCTGGAAATGAAGTACCTAATAACGCTACAACACCGACAGGTGATGTATTATTATCAACTAAAAACTTTGCTAATGGAGATAATTACACATTAATTATCGAGTTTAGATAAAAAAACTTATAAATAGTCATACAAGAGAGAGAATTTATGAAGTTAATATCGGAAGAAATCACTAACGCAGAATATCTTATCGAGGAAAACAACGGTAAGAAAGAATATAAAATTAGAGGTGTCTTTTTACAATCTGAAATAAAAAATAGAAATGGAAGAGTCTATCCTAGACATATACTTGAAAAAGAAGTAAAAAGATATAACGCAGAATTTATCAATAAAAATAGAGCCTTTGGTGAGTTAGGACATCCTGACGGACCTACAGTAAACTTGGAAAGAGTTTCACATATGGTGAAAAAACTCTATCCTGATGGTGATAATTTTATTGGTGAAGCGAAAATAATGAACACACCATACGGTAAGATTGTAAAAGGTCTTATTGATGAAGGCGCTCAATTAGGCGTATCTAGTCGTGGTATGGGTTCGTTAGAACAAAGAGGTGGTGTCAATTATGTAGGAAAAGACTTCTATTTGGCTACTGCCGCTGATATTGTTGCTGATCCATCAGCTCCAGACGCTTTCGTTGAAGGTATTATGGAAAACAAAGAGTGGGTTTGGGACAATGGTGTTCTAGTTGAAAAAGAGATAGAAGCTTGGAAACTAGAGCTAATTAAAACAAAGAAAAGATCATTAGAAGAACAAAAGTTAAAAATCTTTGATTCTTTTCTTAAAAAACTTTAATTTTATAAATATCTAGTAACACAAGAGAAAAATAACTAGTTATTTTAAAAAGGAGATTTCTCAATGGCCGAAACAGAAAAACAAGTAGAGGCGTTAGAAAAGGAAGTTAACGAGGCGAGTGCTAATCCACAAGCTGACGCTCCGAAAAAGAATGCTGTAGCGGCAGAACCAAATCATCTGAAAAATGATGCTGAGGATCTTGGCGCACCAGTTGTTAAACCAACTGACAGCAATCCTGACGCAACTAAAAAAGTTAGTCAAGTTTCTGACAAAGTATCTCAATCAAGTCAAGTGGCAGGAGAGCCATCTCACTTGAAGACTGCTAAAGAAGAAACTGACAAGTCGGATAAAGAGGGAAAAGAAATTAAAGCAGAAATGATGCACGACAAAGATAAGAAAAAAAACCACGAAGAAGAAGGCTACAAAATGAAAAAAGAAGAGTCTAATTCTGAGGAATCTTATGATGTCAAAGCAGATGTTGATGCTTTAGTGGGCGATTCTGATTTATCGGAAGAGTTTAAACAAAAAGCTGCTACTATTTTCGAGGCTGCTATTAAATCTAAAGTAAAAGCTGAAACAGCTAAATTAGAGGAAGAGTATGCTCAGAAATTAGAAGAAAATACTGAATCTTTCAAAGGCGAACTCGTTGAAAAAGTAGATTCATACTTGAACTATGTAGTTGAAGAATGGATGAAAGAAAACGAAATTGCTATCGAAAGAGGCATTAAAGGTGAGATCGCTGAAGACTTTATCAGTGGTCTTAAAAAACTATTTGAAGATCACTACATTGATGTTCCGGATGAAAAATACAACGTGTTGGAAGATCAAGCTTCAAAAATTGAATCATTAGAGAAAAAACTTAACGAACAAATCGAAAAGAACGTTGAATTAAATTCGTTGAACAGTAATTTGAAAAGACAAGACATCATTGATGAAATGTCAAAAGATTTAACTGACACAGCGAAAGAAAAATTTGATGGACTTGTAGAGTCTGTTGAGTATTCTAGTGAGAAAGACTTTAAAAACAAAGTTGAAACTATTAAAGAATCATACTTTGGAACTAAAGAAGAAGTTAAGAGTGATATAGATGATGTAGCGGCAGGCGACGGATTAACTGAACAAGTTGATTTATCGAATGCTATGGCTGCTTATACCGCCGCTATTACTAAAACAAAAGATATAAAAATATCTAAAAAATAATATAGAGGGAGAAAACAAAAATGTTTTTATCTGAACAAGTAGAAAAAAAATGGCAGCCAGTCCTAGAGCATCCTGATTTACCAAAAATCACGGATTCTTACAGACGTGCCGTTACAAGCGTTATCCTTGAAAACCAAGAGAGAGCGCTAAGAGAAGATAATGCTTTCTTAAACGAAGCTGCTCCTGCTAACGCAACTAATGCTGGTGCTAACCCAATGGCAAATTGGGACCCAATCCTTATTTCGTTAGTAAGAAGAGCAATGCCAAATCTTATCGCATACGATATTTGTGGCGTACAACCAATGACTGGACCAACTGGTCTTATTTTTGCTATGAGAAGTAAATATACTAACCAATCAGGTAACGAAGCGTTATTTGACGAAGCTGATACTGATTTCTCTAGTAGAAATGCTGCTGGTGACTCAACTGCTGGTGCAGGCGTAACAGAACAAAGAGGTACTAACCCGGCTGTTCTTAACGACTCACCTGCTACTGAATACACTAGAGGTCAAGGTATGACAACTGCTTATGCTGAAGCTTTAGGTGATTCATCTGGCAACAGTTTTGCTGAAATGGCTTTCTCAATTGAGAAATCAACTGTTACAGCAAGAAGTAGAGCGTTAAAGGCTGAATACACTATGGAATTAGCACAAGACTTAAAAGCTATCCACGGTTTAGATGCTGAAACAGAATTGGCTAACATCCTATCTGCTGAAATCCTTGCGGAAATCAATAGAGAAGTTGTAAGAACAATTTACATTAACGCTGAAAAAGGTGCTTCTAATGCGTCTGGTGTTGCTATCAACACTACAACTGCTGGTGTCTTCGATTTAGATACTGACTCAAACGGAAGATGGTCTGTTGAAAGATTCAAAGGACTAATGTTCCAAGTAGAGAGAGAAGCTAATACTATCGCACAAAGAACAAGAAGAGGAAAAGGTAATATCATTATCTGTTCTTCAGATGTTGCTAGTGCTTTACAAATGGCTGGTGTATTAGATTACGCTCCTGCGTTAAACAACAACTTAAACGTTGACGACACTGGTAATACTTTTGCTGGTGTATTAAACGGCAGATACAAAGTGTACATTGATCCATATGCTGCTAACCAAGCTGCTAAGCAATACTTTGTAGTAGGTTACAAAGGTACTTCACCTTATGACAGTGGTTTATTCTATTGTCCTTACGTTCCACTACAAATGGTTCGTGCTGTAGGGCAAGACACTTTCCAACCGAAAATTGGGTTTAAGACCAGATATGGTTTACAAGCTAACCCATTTGCTGAAGCTGGTGTAGGTGACACTGCTATCATCAACGGTGCTGGTGCTGCTAACTCAAACAGATACTACAGACGAGTACAAGTTACAAATCTAATGTAATCTGTTTAACAACAGTATAATTAAAAGGGCGACCCTCAAAAGTCGCCCTTTTTTTATGGGATAAATAAAAAGAATGAAAAAAATACTAATTCAATATCTTTACATATTCATTATAACATTAATAATGTTATGTGTTTTTACTATGTTAAGTGCCTGTGAAACAACAAAGGTAGATGAAACACTGCCTTTATGTGAAGAATATCAAGTATCTACTGAAGAAAATCCTTGTAAAAAAGATAATGTAAGTATGACTACAATTGGTGAGGCTTTAGAGAAACTAGGCGAGTCTGGCACACTTCCTAAATAGTATATAAATAAATATATCAAGGAGTTGTAATGAATATTTTTGAAGGTGAAATGTATGCTTATAATTACTTTCCAACACATATAGCAGAAACTTATTTAAAAGATTTCAATAATATTAATAATAATATTATACCTAAACTATATAATTTAAAAAAAGAAACTTCACAAAAAATAGTTAGATCAAATACAGGTGGTTGGCATAGTCCAGACGATTTAAATTATCGTCCTGAATTTAGAAATATATTTAATGCTATTATGGAGGCAGCAAATGCTTTTACAAAACAGTTTGAGTATGATGATGAATTTTTTGATTTAGAAATAAAAAATATGTGGAGTATAATCAATCAAAAATATCATTTTAATGAATTACATTCACATTCAAATTCTTTATGGTCTGGTGTCTATTATGTAAAAGCACCACAAAATTGTGGAAAAATAAATTTGTATGATCCTAGACCACAGGCTCATTGTGTACATCATTTTACAAAAACAAAAGAAATGTCACCACTAAACTTTACAAAAATTTCTTTTGAACCTAAAGACGGAAAATGTTTGATATTTCCAGGTTGGTTACAACACAATGTTGAACCTAATATGTCAGATGAAGATAGAATAATCATCTCTTTTAATTTAGATCAAACTAAAAAAATTATATAAATATATGTATGACCACAACAAATAGTTATAATAGACAACCTACTAAATTAGATTATGCGTCTCCCACGCAGTTTAAATTTAATATATTTAAATTGCCTAAAGTAGAATATTTTTGTACTGAAGTTAATTTACCTGGTTTAAGATTAAATACAGTAACACAAAATACACCATTAAAACAGATACCAATACCTGGTGATGGATTAACTTATGATGGTTTAAGAATGACTTTTATTGTAGATGAAAATTATGAAAACTATCAGGAGATACACGGCTGGTTAGTAGGATTAGGATTTCCAAAAGATAATAGTCAATTTAGAGATTTAGCTGAAGCAGGTAATGATAGATTTCCTGGTTCTAGTTCTTCTTTTAGTAGTGAAATAGGTAAAGTAAAATATGGTGCTGCTAATCCTGGTGGAACACTGTCAGACGCAACTTTAATAACCTTGACAAGTAAAAATAATCCTCAATTAGAAGTCAGATTTAGTGATGTATTTCCTATATCATTATCAAGTTTAAATTTTACACAACAAGCTGGTGATGTAAACTATCTAACAGCAAGTGTGGATTTTGAATATAAAATTTATGAATTTGCTACGGTGGGTTCATCAACAACTAGTGTAACAACCTCATAAAACTTTACTTTTTAAACGTTTTGTGATATAATATATATTATGGAGATATTATGGATATAGAACAATTACAAGAACAAGTTGACAAAGATTTGAAAATAAATGATACTGAACTAGATTTAGAATCACTCAAAACTCCTCAACTTCATAACAAATATATGAAACACTTAACAAAGTTTAAGTTAATGTTAAGTCGTGCTGAAGGTGAATATAACACTTTAAAAAGAGAAAAATGGGAATACTACACAGGCAAAGCACCTGCTGAAGTTTATGCTGAAAAACCATTTGATTTAAAAATTCTTAAAACAGATATTGACAAATATTTAGATTCAGACGAAGAATTACAAAAACAAAAACAAAAAGTTGATTATCTAAATACAGTAGTAGATTTTTTAGATAGGACTATACGATTAATTTCTAATAGAGGATTCACTATTAAAAACGCAATTGACTGGCGTAAATTTACTAGTGGAGCAATATAAATGCAATTAAAGTATTCTTATTATTATTATAAACAAGCATTAAATCCAGATCAATGTAAAAAAATAATAGATTTAGGTTTAAATCAAATAAAACAAGAAGAACTAAAAGGTGTAGATACAAAAGGCGTTACACACGCAAACACACACAAGGGTGGAACCAAAGCAGATATTTCATTAGGTTCTAAAACGGTACAAGAAGTTGTAAAAGAACACGGAAAAGAAGCAGTTGAAAAAAGAACTTATGTAAGAGATAGTAATGTTACTTTTTTAAATATAAAAGAATTATATCAAATGATTTGGCCGCTAATAAAAAAAGGAAACTTTGAAGCGGGTTGGGATTTTCAAATTGATTTTATGGAACCCCTACAGTTTACAATATATAAACCAGGACAATTTTATGGTTGGCATTCAGATGGTGGATCTGATTATTTTTCTGCTTACAAAAAATTTATTCCTGGCGTAACAAAAAAAGATCCTCAATTTGGAAATACTTATGTACAAGATAATAATTACATAGGTAAAATTAGAAAAATTAGTGCCACTATAAATTTAAATGTGCCTGGTGAATATGATGGTGGAAATTTAAAGTTTGATTTGGGAGATCATACTACAGATAAATTCCACGAAGTCACAGAAATTAGACCACAAGGATCAATAATTGTTTTTCCCTCTTTTTTAAAACATCAAGTAACACCTGTAACTAAAGGTACAAGATATTCTTTAGTAGCTTGGATGTTAGGAAAACCTTTTAAATAAAATGTCTGATACAGCTAAATCATATTTTGAAAAAAATAAATTTGTTTTGTTAAAAGGTTTTATATCAAAAGAAACAGCTAATTTATTATATAATCATACAAAAAATTCAGCAAATAAATTAGGTGTACTTATGGAAGAAAAACATATGTATCCTCATTATGATGAATTTTTAAAAAATGATGTGTTTGGAACATTTATAGATGGTCAAGTAAATGGTGCTTATTCTATGTACGGTGATTTAATAATGGACACTTTATTAAATATGAATATTGAAAAAATTAGTAAAACTATAGGAGTAGATTTAATTCCTACATATACTTACTATAGATTATATTTTGAAGGAAATGAATTAAAAAAACACATAGATAGAGAGTCTTGTGAAATATCAGGAACAATGTGTTTAGGATATGATGTTTCAAATGTAGATAAAAACAAATATCCAGATTATAGTTGGCCAATGTATATTAAAACTGTTGAAGGAAACGAAGTGCCAATTAAAATGTATCCTGGAGATTTGTTAATGTATCGTGGCTGTGATGTACAACATTGGAGAGAACCTTTTCCAGGTGTTAATCACTCACAACTTTTTATACACACTACAAGATCAGAAAATACAAGTTTAAAAAATGATACAAGACCTGCTTTAGGTCTCCCACCTGAATTTAATATATTAGAAGATAGACATCCTTATAATAAAAAATAATTATGACAACAACACGTTATCTTATTATAGATAAGAAAAATGAAGTCTATCTCAAAATAGAGGCTGACGCTGATATTAGACGAGAACTTGGAGAATACTTTACATTTGAAGTACCGGGTTTTAAGTTTATGCCACAATATCGTAATAGAGTGTGGGATGGTAAAATTAGATTATTTTCATATGCGACAGGACAAATCTATACAGGATTATATCCATATATCTTAAATTGGTGTAAAGAAAATGATGTACAAGTTGTTGACGGCACAAAAATAAAAGATGTAGAAGTATCTGATAAAAAAATAGACGACTTTATTAAAGCATTAAAAGTACCTTTAGAAATAAGAGATTATCAAAAAGAAGCATTTAAACATTCAATTCAAAAATCACGTAGTTTATTAGTATCGCCGACTGCCTCTGGTAAATCTCTAATTATATACTTAATGTTAATCTTTAATTTATTGAGATTAAAAGATAGTAAACAAGATAAAATACTTATTATTGTACCTACAACATCTTTAGTAGAACAATTATTTAAAGACTTTAAAGATTATGGTTATAATAGTGATCGTAATGTCCACAAGATATATCAAGGACACGATAAAGAAACAAACAAAAGAGTTATTATATCTACTTGGCAATCTATCTACAACCTGCCAAAAAAGTGGTTTAAACAGTTTGGTATGGTCATAGGTGACGAAGCACACTTATTTAAGGCAGTTAGTCTATCTAAAATAATGACTAAATTGGAGACTTGTAAATACAGAATAGGACTTACAGGCACTTTAGATGGTACTAAAACGCATAAACTTGTATTAGAGGGTTTATTTGGTACTGTAAATAAAGTTGTATCAACAAGTGAACTACAAGAAAAGAAACAGTTAGCTGATTTAAAAATTATGTGTTTGATACTTCAACACGATAAAAACGCCAGACATTTTTTAAAAGATAAAAGTTATCAGGAAGAAATGGATTATCTAGTTTCTAATACTAGCCGTAATAAATATATAAGAAATCTTTGTTTGTCTTTACAAGGCAATTCTTTATGTTTATTTCAATACGTTGAAAAACACGGTGAAATTCTTAAAGATTTAATAGAAGAAAAAGCACAAAATAGAAATGTGTTTTTTGTACACGGAGGAGTAGAGGCAGATGAAAGAGAAAATATTAGAGCGATTACAGAAAAATCCGATAACGCTATTATTATTGCTTCTTATGGCACTTTTTCCACTGGCATTAATATTAGGAATCTACACAACATTATTTTCGCTTCTCCTTCTAAAAGTCGTATCAGGAATCTTCAATCTATTGGTAGGGGTCTTCGTTTAAAAGATAATAATTCTTCAGCTACTTTATATGATATATCAGATGATTTAACTTATAATGAAAAAGAAAACTATACTTTATCACACTTTAGAGAAAGAATAAATATTTACAACAGTGAAAACTTTGATTATGAAATACATAATATAGAATTAAAAAAATGAATACACAGGAACTAGAAATAAAAATAATAAAATTAATAAACGGCGATGATGTTGTTTGTGCTTTGCCTACCAATCAGTTACCTGACAAATCTCCATTGATGAGATTAGTAAAACCACTTCAAATAAAATATGTTCCTCAACTAACACCCGACGGATTTAGAGATTATATAGCACTTATAAAATGGGCTGCCTATACTCCTGATATAATGATAACTATACCAAAAAATAAAATTATGACAATTGTAAATGCTAGTG